TCGTTGAATCGGCACGGATTGACGCTGATCGCATTGGCAGAGCTACGTTGCGAATTAGCAGTACTGCCAATGATGAATGGGAAATGATTCAGGAAGGGGTACTGTCACATATCAGTATTGGCTATAACATCAATGATTATCGAATTGATGGTAATAATATTTACGTCACGGACTATGAAATTTACGAAATATCCCTCGTTACTGTTCCCGCTGATCCAACAGTCGGGGTAGGTCGTTCGATGGACTCTAATATTGAATTGAAATCACTAAATAAAGAAGGTGAAACAACTCAAGAGGAAGAGCCAAAGGATATGGATAATCCAGCAAAGGATATGGATAATCCAGAGAACGAAAATAAATCTACTGATGACAGTACTGAAGAAGTTATTGAAGCAGAAGATGCAGTTGAACGTGAAGAAGAATTTGAACAAGAGCTATCAGATGTAGAGCTTTTAGAAATTCTATCTAAACGTCCTGATTTACTAAATAAACTACATGATGAACAACCAAAAAGTACAGAAGATACCGAACGTGTCCGTGAATTAGAGGCACTCGGTAAGGTACTCAACATTGATGTATCTGAAGCAATTGAAAAGGGAATTTCAATTTCGGATTTTAAACGTCAATTAAATAACACTAAACAAAATCCTCGTCATGATAAGGAAATCAACGAAATGGATAATAAAAACCTTTTAAAGGATATGGTGCGTGCCATTAAAACTGGCGATAAATCGGCACTTGATACATATGAGCGTGGTATTAATGGTTTTGTCCGTGCGGCAGTACCATCTACCAACACTACTACTGCCGCTGGCGTTGTAGTTGAAGATCTCCAGGATCAATATATTCCTGAACTACTGAAAATTTCTGCACTTGCTGAATTAAACACAACTGTATATTCCGGCCTTGCTGGTCGCGGCAATCTTAGTATTCCGAAAGCGGCGGGTGTTGCTCCAGTATTCAAATTCTATGGTGAAGCAGAAGCTCAGGATGATTCCATTGCCTCATTTACCAAAGTTACCTTAACTCCCAAAGCGTTTGGTGGTTCTATCCCACTGTCAAAAACAGCAATTCTCACTGCTCCTAACATTGAATCATTCGTTCAGGCTGAACTACTGCGTTATGCGGCTCAGGGTCTGGAACAAAATGTAATGGATAAAGTTGTTGCCGCTGCTCCTGAGTTTGAGGTTGCTACTTCCGGCACAATCACACTGGCTGATGTACAGGGTGCTGTAGCTCAACTGGCACAGGCCAATGTAGATATGCGTGGCGTCAAAGCTGTTATGAACGCTAAAACCCTCTCTAAACTGCGTCAGATTACAGTACTTAACAACACCGCTGCTAAGGCGATGGTTGAAGGTTATCGCAGTACTGAAATGTGGCTGGCAGATGAGGTACGCGTAGTAGTATCTGAATTCGTCGCTGATGGTGAAATCCTCATGGGCGACTTCAGCAATGTCATCATTGCTCACTGGGAAAATCAGGAAGTGGATTTTGACGACACCACCTATCGCTCCAGTAACACCATCGTTTATCGCGTATGGGATTACTCAGATATTGCCCTGGCTCACGCTGACGCATTCGTAAACATCGTTATCGGTTAATCACTATGAGAGCATTTTCTAACGATCAAACGGAATCGTTTCTGAATGCTTTTGGTGAACTAATCCATACTTCTACGGGGAGTACTTTTACAGGAATAGTGGAAGTACTCCCCGTTTCTATTGAGGCGGCAGGTGGATTTATCGAAAGCACAGAAACATACGTAACAATGAAAAAAGTAGATTTGAAAATCGCAGATGTAACTATTGGTACAGTACTAATCATTGGTGGTGTAAACCAGATAATTTATAACATTGAAGATGATTTATCTGGTATGGTTAATTGCTATTTCCGTACTTTTGCTGGTGCTTCATTTGCAGAGGACTACTGATATGATGTTAGTACAGAAAGTACGAAGTACGATGAAGGAATTAATTAACGCTACAAAGAATCTCACAGTATCACGGAATGTGGATGTATTTGAACAGATTGCATTTGATTACTCATTGACGAGTATTTCATTAGGTAATCAACGACAAGTTGCAAACTTTGCCATTCAGTATTTGATTTCACCAAAACCAGAATCGGGTAATACAGCACCATCAATCACCTATGATCAGATTATCAGTACATTCGATACAGACAAATCAAAAACATTTAAAGAAGCGGGTTTAATATTGATTAGTTATTCATATGAACAATCAGATATTGTTACTGATCCCATAACTGGCTCGGTTTCTTTGTCATTCACAATAAATATTCAAGTTGCAGAAAAGACAAGGTAATGAAAAGGAATAAAAATGAGCGATATTTTCTCAGGAAGAGGATTGTCAGTACTGTATAATACAGACACAGGTAACAGATCCCCACAGGGAGTAGGTAATGTAGCAATCAATGAGATTAATACGTTTCCCTCTCTCACAATTAAATCAGAAACCAATAGTTTTGAAACATATGACAGTGATTATAAAACGGTACTTCTGTCAGATAAATCAGTAGAACCATTCCAGATTGTAGTTAACTACTTGCCTGATGATGATACTCACCAGTTTCTGGACAATGCCGCTGAATCACAGAAATTATTTCAGGTAATTATCCAGTTTCAACTAGATATGGAAGAAAACCGAATTACCTATGCCATTGTGAACGGCTATATTACTGGTGCACAGTTAACGGGTGATAAAAATTCTGTAGTCACGAAGTCTTATACATTTACGCCACAGGATGTTATTGCCCGTACTATGTCAATGACTGCATTACTCCCCATTTCACAGGGGGATTATGGTGTAGGGTCCAATACAACAGACGTTCCTCAGTACGCCCCAAATGTACCCACAGGTAACGGCTTTATCAAAGTACCATCCACACAGGCAGGTAATCCCGCTGGTGCAGATATGATGGGTGTGGGGCTTGTAGATGGTACAGCAGTTTCCAGTATTGCTATGACTAAAACGGGTACTCTGAGTATCTATGCAAAGAATGCTACAACCGCCTGGACACGCATTTATACCGCTACACAGATGGATGCACGTTACGTACCTCTCACTCGTACTGTTAACGGTAAATCTCTCAGTACTAACGTTCAGATTGACAGTACTGATACTGGTTCACTGGCAATATCCGGTAATCTTAGTGATGTAGCAGATGTACAGGCCGCACGTGACAGTCTTGATGTTTATTCCACTGATGAAGTGAATGCAACCATCAGCGAAATGAAGAATGATTTAAATACTGCCATTGAAAATACAGATACACGTTTCACCGAAGTTAATGATGAATTAAATGCACTGACAAAAGATATCAATACAAACTATGCACTAAAGACTAATACGATTAATGGTCATGCTCTGTCTGGTAATTTAGTACTGACCAAAAAAGACGTTGAACTTAGTAACGTTACCGATGATGCACAACTAAAGATTGCCAGTAATCTGGGCGATATCAGTAATGTTACCAAAGCACGGGAAAATCTTTCATTAGAACGCTTCGTACAGGAACAGGCACTTTCCTATGTGCAGAGTGGCAGTACCGCTAATCGCCTCTTTATCTCGAATACAGGTTCGTGGGGTGCACTGGACAGTACAGGCAATCCATTACCATTACCCCTCGTCTATGGTGGTACTGGTGCTAATTCAGTGAGTGGTGCGAGAAACAATCTGGGCCTTGGTACTGCTTCCGTACAAAACATTGGCACAAGTGGTGCGACCGTTCCGGTACTTAACGGTACGAATACATGGACATCACCGCAGACGTTCAGTACATCGGTTGCGATCAATACCCTGAATCTTACCAATTCGTTGTCTGTCGCCAATGGCGGTACAGGCGGGACTACTCAGGCACAGGCACAAAACAATCTGGGCCTCGGTATTGGCAATGCCCCTCAGTTTTATGGTGCATTGTTAGGATCGACAGCTACATCAGGTATTAACAACCTTCGTTTATACAATTCACGATTCGGTTCTATTTTCCGTATGGATGGCCCAAATCTGTTATTACTGTCAACAAATGACGGCGACCCGAATGGTTCCTTTAACAATAACCGACTATTAACTGCAAATCTCAGTTCAAATGAAATAACTATCAGCAATCTGGTACTATCCAATGCACTCCCGGTCGCAAGCGGGGGAACAGGCGGTAGGACAGTTGCAGAAGCAAAATCCAGTTTAGGTATTGCTCATGTTCAGTCTGGTAGTACTCAGTCAAATTATCTGTCCCCAAATGGTAAATATTATCTCTGGGTGAATGACTCAGGAGAATGGGGAGCATATTCCAGTACTGGTGAAGGCAACATGGCACTTGCGGTAAACAAAGGTGGCACAGGCGGCAGGACTATTTCAGAGGCAAGGTCTAATTTAGATGTTTATTCGAAAGCAGAATCTGATGCACTACATGGTAACTGGGTGGCATATACCGATCCCAGTGTAACTCCCTATATTGCATTCACGAGCACAAGCTCTTCAGTATATGAACTGATTATTCAAATTACGAGATGTTCTATAAAGGTACGAGGAATTGTCAGAAAGACACTTGATGCTGATAACAGGAGTGTAATGGTGGTTCAAAAACCACTACCAGGTTTCACTGGGTTTCGTATGCCATATTGCCCGGTATTAGCCTCTCAGTCGGCTCCTACGGCATCATATGTCGATGCGATCACCAGTGTAAACGGTGCAGCGAGATCAGTTGCATTAGCTGGTAACGCTGCAACGACATGGGTGATGGTTGATTTTGAAATAGCAATGATGTAAGGGATAACAAATGGAATATATTAAATATACACCATACGTAACAATGAAAATTTACGATGGTACAAATGCAGAGGAAATTGTTGAATTTGCAGGTCAGCCATTCAGTATTGTTGATGATTTGCTCGTTTATGATTCCGCTGGTTATATACCAGTTGAAGTGGGTTCGGTCATTACAAATACTGCAATGATTTTTGAAAATGAGACTGCATTTTTAACGTTCTATACTGCAAGTAAATAAATATAAAGAATGACTATGGAATGGTCATGCTTAAAAATAATTTTATAAGGATATAAAATGGCTATGGATATTTTCTCTGGTGCTAATATTAGGGTCGAAGTGGGTACGAGTGCTGGTAAAGCAATCGCTACTGACTTTGTTGAAGTGCCTGAAGTTAACACTTTCACTACTTCCGGGTTTGAGAGTACTGTAATCTCGGTAAAAACATTTAACTCAGCATATGATCGTAAGCTACTCGGTACTAAATCAATTCCTGATATTAGTCTGGCAGTTAACTATCTGCCTGATAATGCAGTACACCAAAAACTGGAACAAATGGCAGATGATCAAAAACGCTGTCAGATTAAACTCAGTTATTTTGAAGACGCAACTCAGGAAAATGGTTTTTATGTGATCTACACATGCTTCGTCAGCTCTACCACTATTGGTGGAGAAAAGGACGAGGTGGTAAGTAAAACCTTCACTCTCGCGGTTGATGGTGGTGCCCTGGATCAGGGTCTGATTACCGGCGAATAATAACAATAACACGCTAAATAAAGGGAAGGGGAATACACCTTCCCTTTTTAATGGAGACAAATAATGAATTTAAATGAATTAAAGAAAAAACTACAACCAGAATTACAACCACATGTAGTAATGGGTGAAACCCTCTTCATTCACCGTCCAAATGGACGTGATTTCGCACAATGTAATGATGTAGCTAATACACTGATTCTGTGCGTAAAGGACGAAAACGGCGATCCGATTTTCAGTTCCGAAGACATTGATGGTCGTATTAATGTTAACTCGATTGATTTCGTCATTCAGAATGAGATTTATACTGCAATTGTCGGATTAATTGCTGCATCTAACCCAGCGGATGAAATTGAAAAAAAGTAAGAGGTGATGCCGGGTTAATGCACTTTTGTAGGATGGTTAACAAAAGAGGCTTATCACCTGAAGAGTACTTTAGTTTAGATCCTGATGTGCTCAATATGCTCATGATCTATGATTCGTTTATTGAACCATCCGGTACTCAGGTTGAAATGATGAAACATGTGTACCAGTGCTACTACACCACAATCAGTAATGGCAATCTCACACCAGAGGCCAGAAAAAGTATTAAAGTACAGGATTTCGATTTTCTTGATGTACTTGGTGACAGTACTAAAACAGTTGCAGAGAAAGCAGAGGAACGAAAATATAAATTAAACGAAAAACAATCCAGTGATATTAATTCACTTGGGAAGTTAATTAAATCTCAGGTTTTAGGGAAGAAACAAAATGGCAATTAATGACAGAATCCGCGTTGATATTGATGGGGACTCATCCGGGTTACAGCGAGCATTGCGGCAGGGCACAGACTCCCTTGAGGAATTTGGTTCCAATGCAGGTGGTGCAGTTGAAGATTTAACGAGCAGATTCGCGGGCATGGCTGGCGGATTTGGTACGGCCATGACTGGATTAGCGGCTGCAACTGCCATTGGTATTGGCGGACTAACAGCAATGGTAAACTCCAGCCGTGAATATGTTCGGGAGATGAATGAAATCAGTCGCAGTACTGGATTATCCGTAGTTCAGTTACAACAACTGTCAGCGGCTTTTAGTGGACTGGGTTTAGGTATTGATAAATTTGGCGACTTTAACAAAGACACGATTGAAAAACTCGCAGATGCATTCCGGGCGGGCGGTGGTGTTTCTGATGATCTCAAAGAATATGGATTAAACCTGCTGGACTATAACAAATATCTGAAACAGGTCGATGGTGGTATGCAGGCAGTCATCCACACATTTTATGCAATGCGTGACGCGGGCCGGACCCAGGGTGAAATAGTCAATATCATGGAGACACTCGCATCCGATTCATCTCACATGATTAGTACATTACAGCAATTTAAAAATGAAACTGAGGCATTAAATTATATTCAGTCTCAAAATGCTGAGGTCAGTAATCAGGCAGCAGCAAACTATGCAGAATTTGATAAAAACCTCGGAAAACTTACCACTCGTATTAAAGGTACGATTGCAGATGGTTTAAATCCACTCGTGAGTGCTATGAATTCAGTACTTGATGCTGCAAACAAAAAACCTAATGAAGCTGGTTTATTTGAAGACCTCAATGATCGAATCAAAACCTCGAAAGGTTCATTGCAGGACATGTTAGATATCTGGCAGCAACTGCGTCTGGCGGGTGCTCTGAACTATCAGGGTGCGGCACTTCATACTGGCAGTATGGACAATGGCAAACAGAACCAGTACGCCGATGCTCAGGCAAATCTCAATACACTGGTAAACACTTTCAAAAATGACATTGCAACCATCACCGCCCCCCAGGATGGGTGGAGAGACAAAGGCAAAGATGCTGAAGATGCCGCAAAAAAGGCTGAACAGTTACGTAAACAGGCAGAAGCGGCACAAAAGGCGGCAGATGCAAAACGCCTACAGGCTCAACGTAACCTTGAAGCGGCTCTGTCTCAGATCGGGGAGGACGGTTTTACAGTTCGTCTACAACAGTTTGAACGGCAACAGGCGGCACTCATTAAATCCATCACTGACAGTGCTCAGGTACTGGGTATTAATCCTGATGAAATGCTACGAAATGCAAATGCGTCGGCAGCGAGACAACGAAATGATCTAATCAATTCAATGGTTGGTTATCAAGATCCCAATCAGGGCCTGAAGGATACTAACTCTCTCATTGGTTCTGGCTTGCTTAATGACAATCAAAAAGGCTATCTGGCTCAGCAACAAAACCAGCGTATCAATGGTGGTAATCCGTTCAGTTATGACGATACAGAACAGAAACTGAATGATAATACCGATGCTATGAATGCTGAACTTCAGCAGAATGAATTACTACTCAAAGGCCACGAGGACTACGAGAAACGTAAAGCACAGATCACTGCAAAATATAATGCACAGGCTATCCAGATCAGTAACCAGAATGCACAGGAACAGTTAGGTATATTCAGTACTACAGCACAGTCACTGTCTCAGGGTATGGTTGACGCGTTTGGCGAATCCTCTGGTGCTGCACAGGCTGCATTTGCTCTGAGTAAGGGTATCAGTATCGCACAGACAGTACTGTCAATTCAGTCAGCACTGGCTCAGGCACTGGCTACACCATTTCCGGCATCACTTGCTAACTATGCACAGGTAATGTCACTTGGTATGAGCATCATCAGTACTGCAAAGGGAGCGGCATCCGGTCAATTCCACGGCGGGGTAGATGAACTTCCATCCAGTTATGATAATAAATCCTTTGTACTGAAAGCCGGGGAACGTGTTGTACAGCCAGAGGCAAACAAAAAACTCACAGCATTTCTTGATAAACATGAAGGTGGAAGTACTTCAGGTGACATTACCATTAACGCACCATTGATCATTCAGGGTGATGTAGCTGGTGATGACAAGAAATTTAATGAAATGCTCAAAAAACACCAGAACAGCGTAGTTCAGGCATTCAGGAATGCTCAGCAACGAAATTCATAATCTGGGGGCCATATGCCCCCATTATTATAAATACTGAAAACTAATAACGAGGTTTTCAGATGGCGAGTTTTTCCAGTCAAATAAAAATAACAAATTTTCAACTTAAAAGTACTGAACCAATCTGGTAATGACTCCAACTTACTGATAGTGTTTTATGTTCAGATAATGCCCGATGACCTTGTCATGCAGCTCCACCGATTTTGAGAACGACAGTGACTTCCGTCCCAGCCTTGCCAGATGTTGTCTCAGATTCAGGTTATGTCGCTCAATGCGCTGAGTGTAACGCTTGCTGATAACGTGCAGCTTTCCCTTCAGGCGTGATTCATACAGCGGCCAGCCATCCGTCATCCATACCACGACCTCAAAGGCCGACAGCAGGCTCAGAAGACGCTCCAGTGTGGCCAGAGTGCGTTCACCGAAGACGTGCGCCACAACCGTCCTCCGTATCCTGTCATACGCGTAAAACAGCCAGCGCTGACGTGATTTAGCACCGACGTAGCCCCACTGTTCGTCCATTTCAGCGCAGACAATCACATCACTGCCCGGTTGTATGCGCGAGGTTACCGACTGCGGCCTGAGTTTTTTAAGTGACGTAAAACCGTGTTGAGGCCAACGCCCATAATGCGTGCACTGGCGCGACATCCGACGCCATTCATGGCCATATCAATGATTTTCTGGTGCGTACCGGGCTGAGAGGCGGTGTAAGTGAACTGTAGTTGCCATGTTTTACGGCAATGAGAGCAGAGATAGCGCTGATGTCCGGCAGTGCTTTTGCCGTTACGCACCACGCCTTCAGTAGCGGAGCAGGAAGGACATCTGATGGAAATGGAAGCCACGCAAGCACCTTAAAATCACCATCATACACTAAATCAGTAAGTTGGCAGCATTACCAACCAATCTATTCAAATCAGACCTGGACAGGTCAACGAATTATGAGAAGTACAGGTATTCAGTACTATCAGATTCAGTTCACTCTCAATTTCAATTCTACAGCACTAAGGGAAGTTAATTCCTTCCTGGCTCAATATGCACAGGGTAAGCCATTTACTATGTCATTGGGTGTGGCGGGTACATATTACGGTACACAAACGGGTTCAGTAACTGCTACTGCACTCACTTCACCGGGTAATATGGTAGTACCTGTCAGTACTAATACATTAGCGGTAGGTGAATGGGTTCAGTTTTCAAATCACAATAAACTGTACCGAATTGTAGAGCGTACAGGCAATTCAGTTACTATCTTTCCTGCTCTACGGAATACTGTACAGGCATCAGAAGTTATCACATATAACAATCTCATTATTGAGGCAGTTTTAGATCCTGATAATGATTATTCATTGCCAATTGGGAACATCATGAATATTACATTGAAAGCAACGGAGAATATCATCTAATGGACTCAGGTATATATACTAATGCTAATCTTCTTAAGTACTGGAAGTTAGTCAGGGGTACAATCAAGACGAGATTAACACTCATGGAAATAATGAGTTTAGGCGTCAATGTAACTTGTTTTGATGTACTGCCAAAGGGTACTAATGGTTTTCACTGGACGGATTCACTGATTGATATTGATCTCGATGGTTATAAGTACATCAGTTTTCCCGATATTATCAGTGGTTCACTGCCTTCATATTCTGAACAGAAGGGCATTACAAATGATGCCATCAGTTTCAAAGTATCTAATGTAAATCAGTCGGTACGTGCACTTGCCCTTGGGGGATTTCTCAAGGATGCACAGATGAATATTAAATTAGTGATCTTGAATCCATATGACAGTACTGTCATCTCTTCAATGCTGATGTTTACGGGGTTTATTGACTATGTACAGGCAGTAGCCGATCCAAATCAAAAACAAAATGAAATGACGATCTATGTGAATTCCGTGTACAAAAAATTAGACAGACAACCCGCATTAATTGCTGCCAACTCAGTGTATCAGTCAATTTACACAGGTGACGAGTACTTCAGTCTGTTAGGCCAGGTCAATCAAAATCAAAACTGGAAATACAAATAATGAAAAATCTACATAATGAAATTATGAATATCATTCAGTACGCAATTGATAACCCATATAAGTACGGTGATAACGATTGCAATATTATTGTACTTCGTCTGATTGATTTAATTAATGGTACTACACAGCTTTCAAATCGCCAATATACGAGCGTGAAAGAGGGTATAGCGGGTTTAAATGCTGAGGGGTGGAATCATACAGGTGAGATTGTTGAGGCGTACTGTAATGAGGTACAGGCCACTACAGACGGGGATATCTGGTTACATCCAGAGAATCCATTAATCATGGCAGTAGTGGTATCTGGTCGAGTACTTGGAGTAAATGAAAACCATGATGGTTTCGAACTTCAGCCAAAGCCAACAGAGGGAACATATTACAGAGTAAGGAAGCATATAGATGGGTAAGAGTGTAGGCGGATTCGTAGGGGCAATTGTCACTGCGGTAGTGGTTGCGGCGGCGGTGTACTTTTCAGGTGGTACAGCATTAGCGGCTATTGGGTGGGGTGCTGCGACAGGTACTGTATCTTTAGTTGCAAGTGATCCTACCCACGTAATATGGACACAGCCCTAAGCGAGGTTCTGATTTTCAAACTGTTCCGGGCTGAGACCGCC